ATTGACAAATGCCCTGCTTGTGCTACCATGGAAGAGATACAAGAATATTCCTATAAGCCAGAGGAGAATGCATAATGCCTAAGTGTTTAGACTGTGATAATACAACCACCTTCACATATATGGAAGACAGTTATAACGAAGCCACCTATGACTCTGAGGGGGATTTGGAAGATGTCTCCTACAAGGAGTATCATGAGGTACGTGAAGGAAAATGTAAAGAATGCAATTCCACCAACATCGAAGGGAAATTATAATGTCTCAAATAACACTATCAAAGTTAGTTCATGCTGGCTCTTTTACAGTTGATTCAGGTCAGGCAATGGTAGGAGATCCATGCTACCTTGACAATTGGAAAAGCAATGCAGATGAGGAATGGAACATCGAAGGTAAGGCTGGAGAGTATTCTTATCACGGAGCATGTGCAACTACACTAGCAGAGTCTTTTGGTGAGTTAGATAGCGGTAGTGCCGTAGTATTTAATACAGGCTATGGTGACGGAATCTATCCTGTCTATGTCCAGTTAAATGAGGACGGACGAGTTAGCAAGGTAGTTATTGATTTTGAAGGGGACCTTGACGATGAATAAGATTGAGACTCTTGATGTACTAAAGACTGCACAAAAACTCCTATGGGGTGGATCAGAAACAGAAAACATTGAAGCACACAACATGATTGTCAAACTAATTACAGACCTGGAGCAAGATGAACTGGACACAGTTAACGTTATTTGATATCATTGAAGTAAACCCTACTACCGAAAGGACCCTATCATGGGAGCACGTACCAACTTCCACTTCAAGACTGACACTGGCGTAATCACGCTATACAGCCATTGGGGTGGAGATAGCAAGACAATGGACCTAGCAACAGCGCTAGATGCAGCCATGCCACGCATTTCAATGGGGGATACAGGATATGCATTGCGTATCATTATCTCTCAACTCATTGGTGATTCCTGGAATGAACAAACAGGCTATGGAATTTTCATAGGTCCCGAAGGCGGAGAAGAACAGTATGAGCCAATCACTGTTAACCTTATTAATAATACTGTAGAAGAGGTTGACGGTAACCATTCAATCAGTGACTATATTAACTATCATTTGCCAAGCCTTACACAGGTGGAGGCATCCGTATAGCAGAGGTAGGGGTCACCTCCTGCTAACAACAAGGGTGGGGCGTAAACTGTGGTGGGTTGCGCCCCCCCTACTTTTTTGATATAATGAAAGGGTGATGATGAGAATTATAAAACTTGGTATGAGTAAAGAGGAAAAGGTCGCTACAACCATTGGTAGACTTTTATCTGATTATTCTTTAGACCTTGAAGCGATAGGAAAATATCTTGCTATTGCTCAGCCATATCTTATTTATTGTCGCTCTCTTGAAGTTTTAGAGGCAGCACAGTATAATAAGGAAGTAGTAGAATACAACAGATTGGGATACTATAGTGACCGACTTTTCTAACAAGTGTAACATTTTGGGAGAACTTTATATTAACTATAAAGACAACTCAAAGTTAAAAGACTTTCTAGAGTTTAACGATTTAGGTTTGCCATTGGCTTATCTATCCAGCGAAAACCTTTGTGAGTTATCTGCTGACGGAGAAAGATATATTGAGGAAACTTGGACATTGTTCTTGGCTTCATTAAAGATTAACGATACAGGGTTTGAGGTTCTTGATGAACTCTTTGTTGCCGCAACAGGTGAGGTTACAGAAGAAGAGTAGTCTTGGTAAGCACTGCCGCAAGATCTGCGGCGGTGTGCACCGGAATTCGGACAAATAGGACAAACCTCCCAAACCTTATTTCCCCAAAAGACATTACGATCCACCAAATATTTTTCCAGATTCAGACATTACGAAATTCTAAAAATTTTCCAGATTCATGGCTTATACCATATCAAACCTTATATGTCAAACCTTTATACCAAACCATATGTCCAGGTATAGAGGTTTGTTATTATATATAGGGGTATTACGAACTCTCTTTATTTATCCCCGCCCCGCAATGACTGCCAGTACTGTTAAACATTCCTAGGCGGGGATCAAAAGATACCCATATTACCCCCTATAAGATAACAAACCATTTATCCTGGTTTTTTAAATATTTATCAAACCTTTCTATTCTTTTTGCTGGATTTTGCTACAGTTTTTGTAGATTTTTGTACAAAATTCATAGGGGTTTTTAGGCTATAAGGTTTGACAAATAGGAGGTTTGGTAGTATAATCCGCTACTTGGATATGAGGTTTGAAGGTTTGAAGGTTTGGGGGATAGGGGTTTGGCACGCCAGACATTACGATGCCATCTATATAAACGCTCAATAACCCACTATCCTCCACTTTGCTCCACTCCAAGACAAATCATAAAAATATCAGTAACATTTAATTGTGGATAAACCTGTGGATAACTATACCAAACCCTCATATTGACATGTGGATAACTCATCTGATATCATAGATACATGACAACTATCCTACTAATAATTATCACTTGGTATGTTACAAAGATATACTACACAAAGCAGTTCACAATTCAAAAGGTAGATAAAAACCCTTTTATGGGGCATATCAAATGTTCACAATGTGCTCAAACCATCTACACTCATAAGGATAACTTTCGTGTCCCATACTACTGTTTGGCATGTAAATAATGGGTATTTTAGATAACCTACTGGGCTGGCTATCTGGCATATCCTCAAAACAAGGTTTGATCTATGGGGTTATGTCTTATAGGGGTTATGGGGATACTTTTGACTTCCCCGCAAAAATTTGATATGATGGGTATATGACTAATCAAGAAATAGCAGACCTATTGAACAAAGAGTCCTACCGTATCTGGGATAGTGCTAAGGTTATTAAGAATCAGGACTATCATGATGGTTTGGTTAAAGGTTTGAAAATGGCTGCTAAGTTTGTAGCCAAACTATGACACACGACTGCACCTATGCCTTAGACCTTGATGGTTCTATAACCTGTAGCGTTTGTGGCGCAATGGATGATGATATGGACAATAGCATCTTTGAAACTCAGATGGATTTTGAATGAGTAGTAGTTGCATTCAGTGTAATATGTCAGATGATGAAGAAGACTTCTACGAAACTCATCAATGGCTTCCAGATAGACTATGGTGCGTTAATAAGAATACTAACCGTTAGTGCCCTTTAGGGCATAGGGAGGTTTGATAGTTCTATTTTCCGCCGAACTTAATGACTGATATACTTGCTATATGGCTACGATTGTTGATATTGACGATACCCTTTTGAGAAACGGAACCCAACCTATTCGCCGAGTTATTGATTATGTCAATGCTTTGCCAGGATCTTTAATTATCGTAACAGGTAGAAATGTCTCACAGCGTAAAGAAACTGTAGCAGCCTTAAGAGCAGCAGGAGTTAAGTATTCTAGACTTATTATGAATCCAGGATCTTCTGCAGATACCGCAAAATATAAATATGAGGTTGGTATGAAATTGCGATCTCAAGTTAATTTAGCAATTGATAATAATGCAACCATGAGAGCAGCCTATTCTAGGGCAGGCATACCAACAAAAGATCCTGCCACACTTCCAAATATGAAAAAATTCTGGGCTATATAATTTTGACTTCCAGCCAAAATAGGGTATACTGGAATTATGGAAAAAACACTTAATATATATATAAAAGAAATACGTGATCAAATCGCTCAAGAAATCGAAAGCATCGAAATTGAGAATAGTAAGACTAATGCTCTGGGAATGAAAATACTTGCAGCACAAGTTGCTCGTGGACAATAAGGGGATATAATGACTGACAAAATAGAAGCAACATCATGCTACACCTATAAGGTAGAGATGATTGTTCAAATTCTAGCAGAGGATGAACCTACTGCTTCAGAACAACTTGAAAAGCAAGGTGGCTATGTAACTAGCCGTCAAGTTATTCTAATGGACTCTGTTCCACTGTTTAATGGTAAGGCTGTAGAAGAATAAATCTCATTCTACAGGCAAAGGCAGTGTATAATGTATGAATGCTAACTTTAATAGACATTATATTTGCTATTGTGATATCAGGAATGGTTCTGTACGTAATTGACAAAATAGGTAGATAGTGGATTCTCACTACTACAAATTCTTATGCTTGTCTTGTGACGCAACTTTAGAGGGTGACTTTAGGGATGAATTAGATTACGAACTTCCTTGCTTTACCTGCGGAGGAATTTTAGAGATAATCTTTCACATGTTTCCTAATGGAGAGTATTGGATAATTCCAGAGTATGCAAACTCTATAGACGATTGACAAACCGCTTTATCTTTGATATACTGAATAGATGTTCTGTAATAGGTGTGGTAATAGATTAATAAATGGGGATTGCGATTTTTGTTTAAATAATTCAAATGCCCTGAGAGATTTTGAGGATGAAGATGACTAACTGGACAGAAGAACTTACAGATGAGCAAAAAGAACAAGTCTGGTATTTTATTGTTGAGACTGTAAAAGAGATTAGAGAACAAATTGCTCAAGACATACTTGCAACTGCAGATATATGGATGGCAAAAGGACATTTAAAAAGTCGTAAAACATCAAAGGCTTTCTTAGTTTCTGCTGCTATTGCTAGAGGGCAGAACGAAATATGATGTGGTCGTGGGTGCTAGCCGTAATTGGTGTAGCAGGAATATTTTTTGTCGGACGTAAAACAATTTGGGGCTGGCTTGTATTACTTTTCAATGAATGCCTATGGATTACCTATGCTTTAATTACTGACCAATATGGATTTATATTTTCAGCCCTTGCCTATGCAGTTGTTTATATTAGATCATACATTCACTGGAAAGCAGATGAGAATAAGATTCCAGAAAAGACTATTAATGATTTAAAGCGTGAGCGTGAAGAATTTTATGCTACGCAGACTACATTTGAGTAAGAAAGGAGTAAACAGATGATACATGTATTATTTTTAATCCCAGCCTTTGTTCTTGGCTATGTTGCTTGTTATGTTGTAATGACATACGGAGTAAAACAGAGTGGCGAGTAGCCGAACAGTTATTTGCGAAGTATGTAATAAAGAAATTGAAGTTAGATCAGACTTTGCCTATCTAACTCTTAGCAGGCATATGAAGGAGCATAAGTAATGGCTGATCCAAATCAAACACCTAATCGTGGCGACTGGGTATGCCCATGCTCTGGATGCTCTAAGGCTGTATCTTGGGAACGTAAACAACTTATAGAAATTTTATTAATTAAAAAGGCTGAGTATTTAGTTTATCGTGGATCTTCATTTGATGATGAAGGTAATCTTATGTGGGCTAA